TGTGTGCTATATATAACAACTCTACCTGCTGTTTTAGCTGTATGTGTTAATGTTACTGACCTAGTACCTGCTGATACAGTTTCTACATTTGACATTGGTTGATTTGAGTTATCTAGTATAACAACGCTAACAGACGTGCTTGTAGATGCTGATAGCAAGTCAAAGTCTACAATAGTTTTATATCCTGTGTTGCCATATTCGATAGGCACGCTTACGCCATACGAACCGCCATCATTAGCTACCTTTATACCACCATATTGATACGTAATTACACCGCCATAGTAACTGTCTGCACTAATTGTTTGTGTGCTAGGATAATCTTCACCGCTGACTTGCATATTCGTTATAGTAAAATATGTGTCATTATTACCACACTGCAATAATACAAATGGATTTGCTTCTGCGCTTGTTGCAGTTAAGGTATATGTCGCTGTGCCATTGGTCACTGTCGCCGTGTTAGATATAAAGCTTGTGCCATCGTGCAAACCAATAGTTACTGTCGTAGCTGTAGTCTTAGTGTTATCTAGCGTTAGTGTTACTGTGATAACCTGACCATTGCTTATCGCATCTAAATCAGCATATCCACCATAACTACTACCATCAGAACTAATCGTTACATTATTACCTGCTACTTTGACCAAGCCGTTGCTGTGGCTTGTCCAAGTCATTGGGAATGTATAACGCTCGTATTGCAGTTTAGGTAACTTGCGTGTCACTTCCATGTTCAACTTACGTGACTTAACTGCTAATGCGCCATCAGTAGCATAGGTTACGGATTGCACTGTAGTTACATCGCCAAAGTCATTCTGTGTTACTGGTGACATAGCGTACAGATCACGCCATTTAACTTCATCGACTACAGTACCTTCAAAGTTAGTATCGCTGTTTGTTGTACGTTTAACTCGTACTCTGCAATATCCTGTAAAGGTGGGGTTAATTTTCATAGTCAATGCGCGTGTACTCTTACTACTACTCGAACCTAAAACTGTACCTGTGAATGTTTCTACTGTACCTGTTGGCGTACCAGTTGCACTTGTTTGCTCTACTTGTACTTGTACTGCTATATTAAACGCATATTGTTGCTCACCATCGTCTTTATATAAACCCTGTAATGCAACTAAATTAATGTATATTTTATCTAAGTCATCTACAAGCAAGTTAAACCAACCTATAAAAGCCTCGCCTGTACTATATAGATATGGACTAATTAGCCCTGTACGATTGTTGTCGTAGTCATCTAGCTTATTCCAGTCACTATTAACACTTGATGGGCTAGTTAAATAAATGCTTGTTGTAGTACGTGAAGCAATAGTATAGTTACCATTTAAGTTTACAGATATTACTGCACCTAAGAATGTAAGAAATACGCTTTTTGAGCCTGTCTCATTAGCAGAAAACTCATTTTCTATTTCATTCCAGTTACTGTTAATAGCGGCAGGATTATCTAAGGTAATTGTTGTACTTGTTAATGTCTTAATTACATAATCACCATTCAAGTTTAATGTGCCACCACCATCTGTAGTAAATAGTGCAAACCCTAGCCTGATGCTATCACCTACATTAAAGTCTGACGATGGATCTCCTGTTATATATGTTATTGTGCCATCGTTTCCACCTGCACATTTTACTGTTCGTGATAGCTGTGTACCTTGTGTTCCAACTGTAGCGGTATATGTAGCTGATGCTATTGTAATAGTTGAACCTGCTGTAAATTCTTCAGTAAAATCTATACCTGTTGCTGTAGTTTCTATTTGATTAGGATAAATAAAACGTGTGTTAACGTTGCCATTAAATGCCGCCGCGTCTGGTGCTTTCAGTGTTTGTCCATTAGCCGCATTACTTCTAACAGACTTTAACACTGGCTCATTTATAGCTGATCCTATTGTTAACTGTGCGCTACCATTATTAGGTGATGTATTTGGTGGATATATTGCTACAGAAGCACCTGATATATCACTGATCTTAGTGTCGCCATCTTTTACATTATTAGCCGCTATGTCATAGTAACCTCTACCCACGCACATATAGGCAAACTCAACCTCTTGATGGTCAATAAATTCTTTATACGGTACATTGAGCAAGTCTGGTGTTGACCTAACCTTGCCAAATATATCTGGTATGCGTGCTAATATTCTAGCATTATTCTCTCGGTCTGATAATCCGTTATTTGGGCTTTCAGTTTGTGTGTTGCGTTGTGTCGGTGATGGCGGCTTTAGTAGAAAGCTTATTGCTAGTGATGCACCAATAGATAAAATAGCACCAACTATAGCAACTGTAATTGGGTCAAATCCAGATGGGAACTCTACAACATATAATGGGTCTGTTATTTTATGTAATTCGTCTATCTGTTGCTGATTGTTAGGTGTAACGTCATTGTCTAAACTAACTGCATTGCGAAATATACGTGCTGTTGACGGAAATCTGTCATAACGCTCCATAAGCAAGTCTGTGACATTGCTAGTATAATGTGTCGTCCATGTTAATGGGTCTAATGCGTTCTCTGCTATAATAACTTGCTTTAACATTTGTAATAACCCAACTTAGTAAAACCATATGTTGCATATGCTAATGAAACAAACTCAACACCTCGTTTAGTTATATGTATCAGCTTATCACGCACAAATACACCTACATGTGGCTCAATCTTATTACCTAACATAATAACTAGGCAAGGGCTTACTGGTCTATCTAACCTTGTCAATCTATAACGCTTATGCATTTGCACTACACGTTTGCTTGGTGGCAATAGAAATCCTGACAATGTGTCACCAATATCTTTACCTGTTTCTGCTAAATATACATCTCGTGCTAAGTGTGCGCAGTTGTAGTTATTCTTGTCATAAGATTTATGATAAAGTTCATCACGCATTATAAGAACCCACGCAACATCGGAAAACGTGCAAAGGTATATGTTTCACCTGTTTTGTTAATATTTAAACTTGGTGCTTTTGCTTCAAAGACTGCGCCTTGCTCATTAAATGTAAAGCTCTCTACTTCAAGTGTCACAACATATAGGGGTGCTGTTAGTACGTCTGACCTATATGTGCGATAAATTAATACTGGTTTCTCATTAAATCCATCAGCCGTTGCTACTGCATCTAATTCAGCAGGTAATATCTCACCTAAGTCACCTAATGTAATTGTGAACGACTGATCTAGGTTCTCTCTCGTTTCACCTGCATCAATAGCTAATGGGTAGTATGTAAAAGCAACACTTGAACCTGTCTCTGTGGTTGCTGTTATGCCATTAGTTGCATTTCTTACTACTCTGTAAGTCTGTGTGAAGTCACTATGCGATAGTTCTATAGTCTCTAGCTGTACTATATTGCTATCACTGTTTAAGTAAAATTCGGTATAATCAGACATTTAGATAACTCGGAAAGTCGGTGTTTATTATTATATCTATATCATTTTCATCTGGTGGGAACAAGGTTGCATAGTTTTCGCCGTACTCAGGATATAAAACCAATGCAATTAAATCGGCATCTGTATCTCTTGCTTTAGCATTTAATTCTAATTGAGCTTGTACGTTAAAGAAGCCATCTGCATATCTTGATGTCGATAAGCTATCTGGTATTATGCGTGCGTCATATTCTTCTAATGTCCCATAATTTATAGCTAAGTCAATCTTAAAGCTTGTTGTCCCTGCACTTGTAGTAAGCTTATAAAACTCTCTAAAGTCTGCATATTCAGTTGTATTTAATATCCAACTAACATTTGCAATAGTACCTGCATCAATAATATCTTTCCTGTATCTACTTGTACCACCCTCTAAAGGTATTGCTATTGTCTCTTGTCGTGTATCTATGCTATAAGAGGCTTGGTTAGGTATATAATTAAGCTTGTAAGGTGTGCTAGGCGTTCCTGATGCTGTTAATGGCTTAGATTTTAACTCTAAACTAGCTCTTACAACATAATCTGTACCACTTACTGCACTTGTGCTTATGCTGTCATCAAGGAAGTATGCTGTATATTCTTCTAGTGCTGTACCATCTATGGCTAGATCAATCTCAAAAGGCAACGAACCACTTTTAGTATAAGTTGCATAAAATGCTTTAAAGTAGTTGTAACCACCTGCATCATATGTCCACTGTACCTGTACTATTACACTTGGGTTTTTTACTGTTTGTCTATACTTACCAAGGCCGCCTTGTAAGACTGCGCCTATAGTTTCTGCACGCTCTGTAAAACTATAACTTGCGCTGTCGGGTGCAATAGCAAACTTAGTCATGACTTAACGCCTACGTTGTGTATTTGTATTATTAGCTAGTGTTTTACTTACCCTACCGTTCGGATTAGATATGTCTGATGCTATAACTCTAGGTGCTTCGCGCTGTACTGTTTGTGTTGCTACTTCTCTGGCAATGATACGCACATCTGTTTCGCTTATTTTCTGTACGCTTATGTTAGAACTACCATAATTCTCTACAGTAACATTTAGCTGACCACCACCCATTGAACTATTAGGTGTTATTCTACCCATTCTATTGCTTGGCATTGTAAGCATCTCTGGCCCACGCTCACCAACTAAGTAGCTCTCACCACCGCGTACCTGTCCACCTAATGCACGACCTGCAGTGCCACCCTTACTTTTACTTTTTACACTAGCTAAGTAACCTGCTGTAGCACCTATAAAGGCCGCCGCCGCTAATGGTGCTATTTTCCAACCTATTAATGGGATTGCCGCCGCCGAACCTGCCGCTTGTACTGCACCTGCCGCTTGTCCTGTTGCCGCATTTGCAATTATGTTAGCTTGGCTAGTTGCCGCCGCCGTTTTTTCAAGTGCTTGTCCAACTACGAAATGCTGTAGTCTTTGTGCCGCCATTTGACCTAATGCCGATAGTTGGTCACGCGCCATAGCTTCAAATACACCGCTAATAGCACCTTTAATACCTTGACCATCCATAATTATATTCTCAAAGGCTCTACTAAATCCTTGCTCGAATGTATTTATGCCTGCGCCTGTTATATCATTAAAGCTAATCATTGCCTCAGTAGATTGCTTTAGCCATTCAGTCCAATATAGTTGGTTGGCATTTAATTTATCTTCATTTGAATTACCTGATCGTGCTTCAATTTCTGCTATGGCTTGTTCTATTTTTAATGCCGCCTCTG